CCCAAAACATGGGATATGTTGCTTCTTTTTCTCAGGGATTTGGTCAAACTTTAGCGGGTTTGATTGAGCAACGTTTCAACTCAATTGATGATGGTGTTGCTGTTGTCAGTGAGATCACCGGATTAGACGGGCGAGATATTTCTAGCCTGTTTGATGGGACGCTGGCAATCGAACCCGAAACCGCCGCCGAATTAGCAGACGCTTTTCAGTTAAACGGTCAAGATTATAACGATTTCGTTAATCTGGCTGCCAATGCTTTTACTGAGTTAGGGGGATCTCCCAATGATTCTTATTCCCTCAGTGAAGGCATTCATGCTGAACCCGTTGTCACCATGAATGCTGACATCGGACTCCGTGCCGAATTTGAAGCCCTCAAGGAACGGCAAGCCATTGGAGAAACCCTCCGAGCTATCGAACGGCAATGTGATCAGATGATTGCCGCTGGGATTTTAACAACCCATGAGCGCCGACTGCTGATTGGAGAATTTGAAACGGGTCAAGATCGGACGGCTCAATTTTCCTCGGCTTGTGAAGGGTTAAGCGTCCCACCGGGTCAACAGTTAGATCGTCTGCAATATTACCTTTATATTGCCAACGCTCGCGGCCCTATCGCTCAATTTGGACAAATGGCTAACGACCCGATTGACACAGACTTCTCCCATGAAGATGTGCAGTCCATTCAATCATTCCGCACCCGCAATGGATACGTTTAGGAGTAACAAATGAAAGTAACCCGTTTTTATTCAGACCCCCCAGTTATCGCGGTTAATACCAATACCGAAGCCGCGTTTTCTTGCTGCTTAGAGGAGTCGGACATCCCATCTATTGCAGGATCTAAATCCGTTCCTGCGGGTGTTTTTCTTGCTAAGAAATCTACAGGCGGTCATCGTCCTTTAGGTCGGGCTAAGATTCTCGCTCCCTATGTTTCCGGCGAAACTGTTGTAATTGTGGAATGCCCCCAGGTTTTCAAGATTGGAGATGTACTTCGCTACATTGCAGCACCAGGGGTTTCACGGTACACAGAAGAAACCGCTATTCGTGCAGCTACAGCCCCGCTATTTGGGACTGTGACGGGTATTGATTCTTTGACTCAAAGACAAGTTACAACCGTTACCTTTGCTTCGGTTGCTGTTGGCAATATCTTTACCGTTTCCATCAATGACGCTCCGATTTCATTCGTTGCCACGGCTGCATCAAATCAGAACGTTGCCGATGGTCTAAAAGCGGCTATCACCAAAGCACAATCTGGGTCTTCTCCCTTAGAAGAAATCCGAGTAACAACTCCGGGCGGTGTTTTGACACTGACTACAGACCAGGAAGGAATCATCTTTACCACGGCTGTAACGGTAGCTCAGGGCGTTGCTAACACTTTAGGGACTGCGGTTGCTGATGTGACCACTGCAATCGGAACCTTGACGATCACCCCTCAAGGTGGTAACGCCTCCCTAGCTATTGGAGCCAAGATCGGCACGATTGGGGATGTTGTTGTCGGAGTGTTGAATAGCACTATCTCGCTCTATGACGGAGATCAGTTTATCGCTCCATACTCAGGTGGTGTCGTTTATATTAATGCGTTGCCATACATTGACGGTGACATCCAAAGCCAACTGCCGAAACTAACTTTTATTCCTTAACGGAGGGACTTGATTAATGTATATTGCAGATTTCTTAAATAACGTATCGGCTGCGCAGGTTCAACTCCTGTATGAAGATACTTTTCAATTCTTGATTGACCCAGATAAAGAATCCCTCCTACAACGGATGGGCAAAAAACCCGACCCCGGCGTTCTGAGTCAATACAAACTGATGGATGATTTTGTCACCCTTGAGTTTTCCGATGACCCTGATGTGTTGGCATATCTTGTTAAACAAAACCTAGCAATCGCTTCCGTGATTTCCGTTGATGGTGAGGTTGTCTCAACGGGTGCAGGAAGTCTAATTAAGTTTGATGGAGACTTCTTTAAGCTGGCGATCGCCCACAACTGGGATGAGAAAAAGCAGGAGCAAATGCTGAAGTTTAAACGGATGTTACCGGGCAATATGTCCCAGACATTCATTGATATGCTTTACGGCTCCGTCGCTAGTTTGCAGCCACGGGTGATCAAACTAGCCAACGTCTTAACTTGGCAAGTTTTACAGTCGGGTCAAGTTAGTTATACCGACCCCCGATCCGGTGTAACGGCTAAATTGGCTTATACCACTACAGCCGATCAGTATCCTACAGCCTTATCTGGGACGGCTAAATGGGATGCTTACACTACAGCCACAGGGTTGCAGGATATTGAAGATCACTTACTCAACTTCTACGACAAGAAAGGATATTACCCCGACAAGATTGTGATGTCTAATCGGTTGGCTATCCATTTAAGCCGTCAAGAATCAACCCGTAACCGAGCGTTATCTACTGGGATGTTGTCTAATGTTCCGGCTGCGGGTGTGGCTAGTGCCGTTTCCCCTGAGATTCTAATGCGGGTTGTCCCTCAACTGGCAATGTCCAAAACTCAATTAGAGATTTACGATGCTCAGTATGAGATCGAAACCGCGCCGGGTCAAACGGTCAAAGGTCGTTACCTGAATGACAATGCCTACTGTTTCCTGACTGCTGGCATGGGCAAAAGATTATTCGGCCCCACGATTGAGAATGAAGGGAGATCGGGTTTATTTGTGAAGACTGAACAATTGCAAACATCCCCACCCCGTGACCGTTCCTACTGCGTTGGCAAAATGGTTCCTTTCTTCCCACAGCCTGACTTATTAGGAGGTCGGACAGTCGCATGATAGATACCACTAGACCTGTAAAACTTCTCAAAATGGCGGTCAATCGAGGGAATNTCTATCACCCTCGAATCTATAACCCTGGCGAATTACCAGAGGAAGTGTTAGCACGGGTTGATATTTTGCAACAGGATGAACCAAAAAACCCTGATGCAGTATTAACCCCAACTATCAATAACTCGGACGTGAAAGTTGAGAATAGCATCTCATTCTCGGTAGAAGCTCCGAGTACAATTCCCAAAGCCTTTCCCACTGAAACCGTTGTTGTTGGTGCTGTTTTACCCAAAACAGATATTAATAAAGCCACGATTGACGAGCTTTCTAAATTGCCAGGTGTTGGTGCTGCGATCGCCACTAAACTTGACAAAGCACGGGAGCAACAACCCTTTACCTCTGTTGAGGATTTAGATACAAGAATCCCACTTAGAGGGAAGTCTTGGGACGAATTAAAAGAATCTATTTTGATCCAATGATTTACACAACTCCTGACCGCATAGCTCGAATATTAAGAGGGAGGCTTGAACTCAGTACAACCGCGTCGGGTGTTCCCTTTGGATCTAGCTTTGGTGCTAAGGAAGTTGACCTGGAATTGTTGGATCAAAAAGGCAGTCAAATTGAGGCTCAGGTAAATTCAATTCTTAACTTTGTTTATGAGTTGCCAATACCTTCAAATGCCCGCGATGCCTTACAGATTATTAGTTCTATTGTTGAGGATTTGACGGTCGCTTCCCTTGCGGTGGTGCATTTTCAACAGATGCAAAACCCACAAATGGGGGGAGATATGGGATTTGGGGCTATCCTTTACCGGAATGCTTTGTACACCCTTAGACAGTATGTAGCGGGTTATCAATTAGATTTCAACATCCCGGGTTTACCTCCTCCTATGGTTAACCCGATGATGCCAACACAAACCTTGAAGTTGCCCGGCGTTAAGTTGAAAGTTTTGACCCCAGGAACATATACCCGTCAAACCACAATTGTTGCTCAAAAGAATCCCTGCCAAGCTGATAAAATTAATTGGAGTTAAAAAGAAAAATTAATTATGATCAATGCTTTTGTAGATAGAGCGCCGTTAAATGGATTTATATTAGAAAGACAGAGGACAATCCCCGTCACTGTTACAGTAACGGGGACGGGGTTAACGGGTGGGAAACTTAAATTCGTAGCTAAAGATTTGATTGCTTTGCCCGACTTAGATGATTCCCGATCTAAGATTATTAAGACTACCCCGACTCAAATTGTTGTTGATACTGAAGCTAGTAATAGTCAAAGGATTGTGGCTCGATTTGATATAGGGCCGTTAGACACTAATGCGTTAACAGTTGATACCCTTTATTGGGGTATTCAGTTTGAAACTTCGGTCGGTGTGATTCCTTTTAACGAATTACAAGGGATTCTAAAGATTGAAAATGATCGGGTTAAAACTTTAGTTTAAAGGTGCGAGGATTAAATGATTGACTTTCCAACTTTGTTTCCGAGTCTTGTTAAATACATCCCGAACTGGATGGAAAAGTTCTATCCTCGCATAGCACAATTCGCACGGGGTGAGGGATATCCCTGTGGCAATAAAGGGGTTTTTATCCCGCGTCGTAATAAGTGTTGGACGCATCCCAAAACGGGTAATAGACTCAAGCAACCTCTGACTTATCAAAAGTATCAAGAGGCTAAAGAAAAGAGTCAGAAAAGCCGTACAGAAGCGGGTAGAACGGCTTTACAAAACCGTGAGCAAGGTTTTAAAGATAAGGCACGGGAGAAGGCTAAGGGGTGGCAGAATAAAACACCCGATTCAGGCGTAAGCGAGAGAGCGATCGCAGATATAGGAAAGGTTAAATCTGGACAGATATTGCTTAACGAAAAAGAGAGATACAGATTACAACATGACAGGGGGATGTATCTATTAAACGATCCAAAACTGTCAGCTAGACAGGGCGGAACATCAAAAAAACTAACCGAAAAAGAAGCTACGGATTTTCTGGCGGAACAGTACGAAAAAGGGGAAACCAAATACACGCCTAATAGAGAATACCTTGGCGGTGTTGGGCATAAGTTGTTTATAGATTCAAACACCCCAGAAGGAAAGGCTTTATTAGAGGCTGAGGAATTAGTTAAAAAAACTAAAAAAACTAGCTCAAATTATCGTGTTGCTGTAGATTTTAAAAATGTTGCTACAGTTGACTATATTGCAAAACGTTCAGCTAATTCGCCAACTAAAGAACAACAGGAATATAACAATAAACAACCCGATAAAATTGAATTAGAAAAAGGTATGGGATTATCTGAAGGATGGAGGTCTGAGAATGCTAAAAGGCGTTACTCTGGCAAGTCTGAGGATATAACCGCTCACAATGATGTTACTGGTATTCCCTGGAAAGTTACATCATCTAATGGCAGGGAAGATGTCATCGTGGGTGCAAAAGTGTCAGATAGTTATGATGGAGAAAAAAGACAACTCACGCTGCACAAATCCGATGGCACTATGTCGTTTAGTCCTTTTGCTAAAAATGATAAAGAAAAAGAAAATAGAGCAAAAAGGTTAGTTAAAGAAATCACTCAGGGCAAATCCCAAAACGTTAACATTGACGATATCAATTCAATGATTGATAGTGGAAAGCTACCCAAACCATCCCTAAATTCAACAGGGGTTAAGGGTGCGGGGGGTAAATCGGTTGATCAACAATATAAGGATATTATTGCTAAGTCGAAAGATCCAAAGGGAACAGAGGAAGAAGTATCTATAGCATTAATGCGGGGGCTTCCTGATTTTCACAGAGATAATTATAACGAATATTCGACTGCAATAAAAAATAATACTGTTCCAAAAGGGTACGAAAGTCATTATCAATCGCAAGTCGATAGATTTAAGCCTGTTGTTGATAATGAAGACTTTATAAATGAGAGACGAAAAAAAGCAATAAAAGGGGATTATGAAACAGAAGGAGAGGCGAGGGTTTATGTTCTTAATAAGATGAAAGAAAAAGGCTATAAAGAGCATGAATATTATGATAGCCCTGATTACGAAAAGGATTACGATAAATTAAAAGGCGTGATGAAAACGAAGGATGTTCCGCCGCCGTTGTCTGGAAGTGTACCAAGCAAGGATTTAAGAAAAACATTAAATCCTGGGGATAAACTCTTTGTTAAGTCTTACGTTTCAGAAAGATTGAGTAATCCGTCTGATTATAAAATTGCGGATGGAGGGGAAGTTTTAAAAGTTAATATTAAAAATGCAAAAGTTAGAAATAGAGGAACCTCTTTAAACGGGAAGCCTTACGATGTTGAAGGTGTGGCTACTCTTGATGAGATTTCCCACATTATCCGAGATGGTAAACGTTACAAAGTAGATGATTCTGATAGTTCCCCTAATGACTTAGGAGTACAAGAGAAGGCAACTACCAAGAGACGCACTAAGAAAAAAGACTTTAATTCTAATCTTAAACTCGCTCAATTTGCAAAACCAGGATGCTGTTGTGATGCCTCCAAACCTTTAAGACGCCGGAAAACAAAGCAAACCCCTAGACTGAAAAGAAGGGGGACTCGATATGCTTGATCCTATATGTCTTAAATTAGCTAAATATTTGCAGGAGTGGTTAAATTCTG